CTTGCTTGCGCGCTTCCACTAACTGTGGTGGTGTCAGCAATAAGTCTTTGCCAAAAATAATTAGAAGTACTGTCATCTGACGCAGTTCTTAATCTAACTGTTCCAAAATTTTGACCAGAGCCAACAAAATCCATTATTGCAATATAATTTGTATAAGTTGAAGAAAATACATCTGTCACAGATTGACTGGCTACTGCACTAAAACTAGTGGTGTTTAAGAGTACAAGTCCTGCTTTTTTAGTACCCAAAGCATTGTTAAGAGAGGTGTCAATAGAAGACCCAAGAGTGCGAATAGCAGAAGCACCATCTTTAACAAGTGAGGTGTCATCTGGGGTAGTCCAGCCATAATTGGTCGTAGTTGCCATTGTTCTAGTTTATCCTTTTCTTAAGCGACGTCAAGCCACGTTAAATCGTTAGGCAGGTTTTGCCATTGGGTTAATGGGTTGTAGTCTTCCCATTGTACATCAAGAGAGCTGTAGATTGAGTTAGAAATTGCTAAATCTAATTCCAGGCTGTTTTTTGATAATGTCCAAGTCCAACCCTCAACAAAGCCTTCAAATACACCTGAGGTAATTATGCCTGTTGGAATGTTAGTTATGGCTACAAGTGTGTCCATTGAAACACCAAGAAATGAATTACGTACAGCATCAGTTATGTTTGAGTTAGATAGGTTTAAGGAAACAGAGTCCAAGGACACTTTAGGTAAACCTCTAAGGGCAACTGTTCTAGCAGCTTGTTCTTGGGCATCAAGTTGTTCAGCCAAAATAGTTGGCACAATTTGTTGTAACAAACCATAAGTATCTATGCTTGTGTCATTCTCAGCAGCTTCTTCGGCAATAGGGTCATTGTATTGAATTACTACGCTGTTAATAATGTCTGCTGTTTGTAGACGTGTGGTAAAGCCTGCGCTTGAAAGAATGTCAGCGTCAACGGCTATAGTGTTTGTTCCATAGTTAGTTGAACGTCTCTCAGCATCTGCATAACCGATTAAACCGTCCCCAGTTTCATAGAGGTAGCCTAATCCTGTTGTTGCTGTAACATCTGTTATTTCATTAGCTTGTTCAACTTGTGCTGAACGTGCTAGCACTTCGTAGCGTCCGTTGTCAATAACGTCTATGCCTTGAACACCATAATCTTGCCAAGTTGTTGTTGCAGGTAAATCATTCCAAGTAGTAACATTACTTAAATCTTCCCAAGCAACATATAAAGTTTCTTCAAGTATTCGTTCAATGCGTTGTCCGTCAAATTCTTGTGGGTAAGATACTGCACCTGCGTAACGTTTAACAAGTAAACCAAGTACACCTATTGCTTGAACTTGTACTGTGTTTGCAAATTGGTCATTAGCCCCAGCACCTTCAAGAGTGTTTTGAACACTTGAAACTTCACCTGTAAACAAATCAATAAACACGTTGTTTGTGTCTTTAACTTGTATGTTAACAATGTCTAAAAGTTCAATTGCTGGGCTTGTGCCAGATAAGTTAATTAGTTCAAGGTTGCAATAACCTGGTTGTGTTGGTTCAAAAAAGTCGTTACGTCCTGCTGTGATAGTTGCGTTACTTAAAACCTCATTAGTGTATTCAACGCCAGCAATACGTATCTTAAATGTAGGTGTGTAAATCGTCATTGGTTATCTAAACCCAAAGTTGAATGGCTTTATTCCTGTCGTCTTTAACGCTGTGTTTTGTACTTTAGTAATTGTTCTAGCTGTGCCTTGTGGGTCTATAGCACCTTTAACGTTGTTGTTAATAATGACTGTTGGTTTGTTTGTGTTAATGCCTACTAAACCTTTTGCTTTATCACCAAAAGAAGCCTCGGGTGCAAATTGTCCTGTAGCACTTGCAAATTGTCCTATAAGTGAATCATCAAATGCTTGTTTGAAATCTCTGAACCTTTGTACAGCTGCGTCAAGTTTGGCAAACAAAGAATCTAAACCTTCAACCATACGTGTTAATAAGTTAATGAATCTTACAAAACCTGAGTCGGCTGTTGTGTTGCTGTCAAATGCTCCTGCAAGTGAACCAAGTCCTGAACCGAGGTCACGTAAAGCAACACCAAGACTGTAACCTGCATCTTCACCTTCGTTAGTTGCTTCCTTAAACATTCCAAGAGATGGCACTACAGATTTCTTTTTACCAATAAGGCCGTCAACAAGTCCTTGTAAAGCAGGTGCAAGAGTATCTGTTGCAAAGCGTGCAAACTTTTCAAGTATAGGTAAAAGTGCTTGACCTAAACTTTCCTTGGCTTCATCAAGAGCAATCTTGATACGAGCCATACGACCAGCAAAAGTGTTAGCTGCAACGTCTGCTTGACCTGCAAAAGTTTCAGACAAAGCAACAACTGCTTTATCAAAATCTTTAGATTTAATAATGTTTTCGTCAAGAGGAACACCGATACGCTTTAATGCGCCAAGGTTGCCGTCATAGGCTTTACCTAGTGCTTCTGTGACTGTGGCAAGGTCTTTACCTGTACCAGCAGATATGTCAAGGGCTAATGTTTGTAGTTTTTGTGCTTTAGTTATGTCTTGTGTTGACCTAACAAGTCTGTCAAGGCTTGGACGTAATTGGTCGTCTGCAACACCTGTAGCTCTTGCTGTTTTGTCAATAAAATCTTCTGTAGCTGCTATCTGTGCATCTGTGGCTTTAGTTGTGTTCTTTAATGTTTGAGCAAGGCTTTTCATAGCCTTTTCGTCTTCTATAGCTGCTTTAACAGCCTCAATACCTATCTTGATAGCCATAGCACCTGCAGCTGCGCCAACAGCTGCAAAAGCCAAAGCACCAGCTTTTAATGCGCCACCAAGTTTATCGCTAAAACTTCTTGTCTCTTTATCGGCTTTATCAAGCCCATCAATAAATTGTTTTGTGTCAGCAAGTAACGCTAATTTGAGTGTCCTAATATCAGCCATTAAATTCTCTTTGTCCAAGCGTTTCTAATAAGTTCATAACCTGCTAACCATTCTTTTGCAATAGTTGGTTGAAATCTGGCCATAGCAGGATATAACCACCAACCACGATTACCTCGACCTTTGCTCGGTGAGCGACGTGGGAACTGTTTATAGTCCTTAGAACCAAACTCATTACCCATTATCACATATCCAGCACTAAAAGCACTAGAGCCAACTTTGGCACGACCACCAACACTAAAACTTGGGGCTTTATCTGATTTAGATATTTTAATTGAATCTGCTACAGCTATAGCTTGACGTACGTTATATGGTGCTCGACTAGCTGCACCTTTAGCATAATTAGCACCACGTTCAGCCAAAGCACTAGCAATCTTTTTCATATCTGTTTTAGCAACGTCGTCCATCTTGCCAAACGCACGTAATAAACCACGATAATCTTTATCAACTTTAACTAATTGAATTGCTTTAGCCATTATTGCGCTCGTTCAATACGTTGATTGCTGTAGCCCATATTTCGGGTTCGGCATTGAGCCAATAGTCGGGTGTTATCCCAGTTGCTATTGCTAATTCTATTGCTGTTCGCCCAATACTTCGGGCTTGGTAAAATTTGCTGTCTCAAAATCAGAAGCTGCAATAGAGACGACTTTGGTTTTCCAAGTGTCAAAACTTTCAATTTTCTTTGTGACACGTTGCTGAATTTTGTGACCAAGGAATAAAAGTAATTGATTACTTGGCGTACTTTCTTCCATAAGAACTTTAACAATAGATTTATTGTTATATAGTTCTTTTTCTGCCATAGCAAGTTCGATAGGTCTTGTCCACTCATCAAACTTTTCACCTGTTTCTAATTCCCACGAAATTTGTAACTTAAGCATTTTTGATGCCCCTGTTCTTTAGTTGTTATTAACTTGTTAGGTCTTCTGTTGGAATTCCTACAACTTGTAATGATACTGTACAAGTTTGTGCGTCTGCACCTGAAGCAGAAATACCAGGGTATTGTGGTAATACTGTTCCAGTTAAAGTTACACCTGTTGTAAGTGTCATAACAAAAGCAAGTGCTGTATCTGGGGCTGATTCTGTTGCGTCCCAAAGTGCTTTGTAAAGACTTCCTACTGGTGTTGTTTTACCTGCGTCATTTAAGAATGTGATATCTAAAGTAACGTTGCTGTCAATGTATTTGTAGGCTTTGCCTGCAAGTGTGTCAAAAGTTAGGCGTTCTGTATCAAAGTTAATAGCAGAGTCTAAAATTTGGCTTGAATAATTGATAGTTGCAATTGTTAGGGTTAGAGAACGACCACTTAAAATTGTTGTTGTCATTATTGCCTTTCTTAGCCTGTGTAGGCTGTTTGTAGTTGGATTTCAGCAGCTAATAAATCTGTACTATTAGTTGCACGAATTCTAGGACTGCTCACACTTAGTATAACCCAAGATGTAGGCAATAGTCCTAAAATAGTTTCTATATCGTCTTCCAAGTTTTTTAATGCGCTTGGGTTTGAATACGTTGTGCTAACCACTTCTAAAGTTAGTCTGACGTACCAATTCTTTGTGTTACCTATAACCATTGGCTCAAGGTATGGGTCTGAAGCCAAAATAAAAACTGCTGGTGGAATAATGATTTCTGGAACGTGGTCATAAGCTGTGTAGTTTGTGTTTGATGTGATTGCTGTTTTAAGTGTATTTCGTAAATCTGATAAAGCCATAGGTTAACCTACTTGACTATTAGAGTCTATGTATTTTGAAATTAAACCTGTTATTTTGTACAAAAGGGTGCGTCCCATACGATATGGGGCTGGGGTAAAGTCTAGGGCTTGTTGTGTGCCAGATACAGCTAATCTTGATTGAAATACGTCAATTGCTACTTGCAAAATTGCTTCCTCTATAGCTGCGTTGCCATTGTATTGTGATAAATCGTTTTCAGCTGCAAGTCCGTTAGGGATAACAAATCTGTAATCGGTGTGTATTGGTGCGCTTGTTGTTGTAATTCTAAAAGTGTAATCATCTACTATTGCTGAAATTGTTTTGTTGCCATTTACGTGGGCTTCAACACCAGATATGGCTACTGTTTGTGTTTCATAAAATTTGTGTGGTCTTGTTGTGTGTATTGTTGTTTCTGTTGCTGTTTCTGAATAGTGTTTATCTATGCCAACTTTCCATTGAATAAGAAAATCACCAATAGCGTCTTCTGATGTGTCAATTATTGCTTCAAGAGCTGCATCATTGTAAAGGGAAGATGAAACACCAAGTACAGCTCTTAATTGAGCTGCTGTTACTAATACTGGCATTTCATTTCCTTTCAGTTAGGGTGAGGCTACCCACAGGGGCGAGAGTAGCCTCACGATTAAATTGTTTAGGGTTATGCAACCATAAACTTGTATGAACCAGCTGCAATTTTTGTTGCAATGGCTCCATAGCCAATATAATTTACGTCAATTTGTCCTGAACTAATTACGTTAGTACGTAGGCTCAAACGTGGGCTTTCGTACCAGGTGTATGCATCTGGGTTAATAACATACATTGAACCGTCAGTGATTGTTGATGTTCCAACGTTACGTGATACGTATAAATCTAGTCCTGCTACGTTACCTCGTAATGATTGTGGGCTTACTGCGCCTCCAGCGTTTTGTGGGTTTGCAGCTGTGTAAATTGGACGACCGTTGTCGTTCAATCCCATAATTGCACCCCAAGCTGCTGGTGATACTAATAAGCTGCGAGCAAATCCTAGAGAGTTGCTATAAACAGAAGTTGCACCGTCAGCAACAAAGTCAAGAAGACCAGCTGCGTCAAGTGTTCTGTTTCCACCGTCAGTTCCACCATCAAATAATGCTTGAACAACTGCTGTGTCTGTTGCTTTTGCATAAGCAAATTCCATTTGACGAACTAATTCGTCAAAGAATGCTGGTGAAGAACGGTCTAACAATTCAACTGAAAATGTTTGTTGTCCAGCAAATTTACGAACGTTTACAGTAACAAAAGATGATGCTGTATCAGTTTCAGAAATTGTGGCTTCTTCATTTGCAATTGCAACTGTTGGAGCAGTTGTAATTTTTGGGATTTCAAAAGACATACCTGCTGGTGGCAAAGTACCACGTGAAATTGCGTCAATTGCGCCTCTTTCACCATTTGCAATTCCGTTAATTACGTCGGTTGATTGTGGTGTTGGAATAAAACCTGCGTTGTTTGTGGTTGTGTCAGCTGCCATTACATATTGACGGCTGTCTTCGTTACCAAGAGCTGCACGAATGTTGTGTTCTAGGTATGAAGATTTTGAAACAATTGGGCTTCTTGGTGCTGTGAAGATTGCAGGACGCACGTTGCGTTCTTGGGCTTCAACAGCTGGGGCTTCTACAGCCTTTGCTACTTCTTCTACTACTTCTGGGGTAACTTCGTTTGACACGATAGTTTCCTCGCTTTCTGTTGGTTGTGAAGTTTCTGCGCTTGCAGCTACTTCGGTTATTTGGGCGTATTCGCCAAACGCTGGGAATGTGACGTGTGAAACTTCTTTTAGGGTTGCTTCGTTAACGATTACTTGTTCACCTTTGGTTACATAGTCATCAATCATTGCGCCTACGCTAAATCCAGTTCTTAAACCTTCTTGTGCTTCGGCTAATGCGTCGTCTCCTGCATTTGTTCTTGCGATTTTGAATGTTCCGACAATTCCTTTGTCGTCTTCTTCATATCTTGATAATTTGCCAATTGGTCTAGTCATATCGTGCTCGGTAAAAAGTTTAATACCTTCACCGATTTTTAATGAGCCTTGTTGAAAAACAACATCACCCATATTGGTATGTCCTACCTGACCAAAAGGAACAATAACGCCTGTTAATTCACGTTTTGATGAATTAGCTGCGATAATGTCGGTTGAGAATTTAATAAAATTATTCATTAATTAAGTCTTCCCTTTCTCTTGCTTCCTCTACTGTCATTACACCTAAAGGAATAAGTTTGCTGTAAATATCTGCTCGTTCTTGTGCGCTTGGGCTATAAAATTCTTCTAAATCAAATTTTACTATAGAACCACGTGGCGTAATATCGTTGTCACTTAATCTTTGTGTAATACAAGTCATTAAAGGTTTTAATGACAAATCTATTAGGCTTCTTCTTTCAGCTGTGACGTTTGAATATGTCATTGAACCACCTGCGTTACCACCTACGTAATATTCAGGTAAATTACAAGCCCTAGCAATTTCGGAAGCCATATATTGACGTGCTTGGTTTAGCGTTAATTGTTCTGGGCTAAATCCGATGCTTTGAAAGTCGATTGTGTCGTTAACAAAAGCTGTGCCACGTGTTTGTCTTGCTTCTTTCCAAGAATTTAATAGGGCTGTAACTCTTTCAGCATTCATTGGCAAGTTAGATTTCAACACAACGTTAGGTGTTGGTTCATCTGCAAATCTTTTAACTGCCTTTTCTAATGCAAGTGCTGTAAGTATTGTTGTTCCTGCTCTTACAAGTAATCCTTCGTCAAATCCTGTAAATGGTATAAGTGAACCAAGTCCGTTTTCTGGTACTCGGTTTCCGTCAACGCTGTAATAACGTACGTTGTGACCTAATGCGTCTAAAGTTCTTGTAACACGGCTTACTGAAATCCACTCAGCACTTAAAGGTCTTGAGTCTGCGCCAAGTTCAAGTATTCGCATATAACCTTGACCTGTAAATAAAATGTCCTCTGCCAAAAATGTA